ATATGCTCGGCTTTACGCGCACCCCAAGCGCGAGGCCATTGTTCAGCGCGTCACAACTTCTTCTCACGTCGAGTCATACACGCCCAACGGCGTTGACCGTATTATCCTCAGCCAGGTTGACCCAACCATGTACGGCAACGTCAACCTGAACCTCTACGGCCAAAACCGCATGAAGCCGGAGGTTGAAGAAGACACTATTGAAATGACAGAGCTGTACGTCTGGAACGACGAGACGCACGACTACCAAGTTGTGACGCGCGCCGACCCGGACGTGATCATTTACGACCGCGAGAACGAAAAGCTGTTCCTGAAAGGCGAAAGCCCCTTTATTCAGGTCGCGGCAAACCCGATGCCCGATTACTATTGGGGACAATCAGAAGTTTCTCGCTTGATGTTTCTTCAGGAAATGCGCAACAAGCGCATGAATGAAATTCTTGATTTGCTTGCCAAGCAAGTGAACCCGCCGACCGCTCTCACGGGTTTTACGGGCATTTTGGACGAGAAGAATTTTGCTTTGAACCGCGCTGGCGGGCTTCTGGCAACCGATATGCCCAACACCAAGGTTGAACGCCTTGCGCCAGACCTTCCGCAAAGCCTTTACGAGCAGCTTCGTGAAATCGACCAGATGTTTGCAGAAGCATCCGGCATTTCGGAAGTCTTGTCGGGCCGTGGAGAGCAGGGCGTTCGTTCCGCCGGTCACGCATCGCAGCTTGCCCGCCTTGGATCGTCGCGCGCCAAAAAGCGCGCTCTCATCGTTGAGAACTCTCTTGAAAAGTTGGCGACGCTGTATCTCAAATTGATGCAGGCTTACGACCCCACACATTTCAAAGACATAGAGGGAGCAAAGTTCATCGCTGAACAGTTCACTCGCCAATATGTCGTGAAAGTGGACGCGCACTCAAACAGTCCAATCTTTATGGAAGACCTTCGGTCTCTAGCCTTTAACCTTTATAAGGCGCAGGCTATTGACAAGGAGTCTTTGATCGATATGCTCGATCCACCAATGAAGCAGATGCTTAAGGAAAAGCTGAAGAAGGCTGAAAGAATGAAGGCCCTTCAACCTCCTGCACCGCCTCCGCAAGGTAAAAAGTCCGATGGCTAGTCAAGGTCAAGTCACCGTTGGAGACCAGCCGCGCGCTACAGGCCGCGACGTGTCGATGGCTGAAAAGCCTGCCACTATGCAATACCGTGTCTCTAATGTTAGAAATCTAGCGGGCCGTCCAACAACGCGCCCCGATAGACCTATGAGGAGAGCATGATGTACAAGTCTGTCAAGCGCTCTGGCCGCAGCCGCCGGAAGTAAAAAGTTTTGGGGACGACCACACCAACTGTAGGAGGCGCTAATGCGTCGCAAGGGTCGTAAGATGAAGCGCTAATGGGCTCCCGCTATTGCGGGTGCTCATTATTCACCGTCCACCCCTCTAACTATGGAGGCGCACATGCGTCGCAAGGGTCGTAAGGCTCGTCGCTAACTAATAAACGGGTTAGCCCCGTTTAGCGACTATGAGTCGTTCCGAGGAGTGGGCGGAACTTGAAAAATACCCCTCCCTTGACATTTGTCCGTATTCTACGGCAACTATGTGTGAATTGAGGTAAACCACATGGCAGACCAGGACATTATGGCTCTGATGCAAAGCCAACAGGACGGCGCACCGCCTCCTGGGGCTGGTCCGGCTATGACGCCTCCTCCCATGCCTTCACCGATGTCAACGCCGGAACCCAAGGCCGGACAACGGGAAGCGGCGATGATCAATGTGAGCATGGCTCTTGATCTGATCGAACAGTCCCTTCCGGCCATTGGTTCTGAGACCCCTGAAGGTCAGAGCCTGATGTCCGCGCTTTCCAAGCTTTCTTCCGTTCTTGGCCCCAAGAAGCAGAAGACCAACGAGCTTCAGAGCGCCGAAATCCTTCAGCTTCTTCAGAATTTGCCCCAGGCGGGCGGCGGCTCTCCGGTATCGCGCGCGATTGCTGGCGGCCCCCCGAACCTTGGTCTTATGGGTCCGCAGCCTCCCGCTGCTGCGCCGGGCGGTGCCCCGGCGGGCGGGCCTCCCGCAATGCCACCGGGTATGCCACCTGGCGGTGCACCGTCACCGATGTAAGGAGACTAACATGGACGTGTTTAAACCTCGCGGCGCTTCCAAGCCTCGCAACCCGCTTACTGATCAGCAGCAGAACGGCACGATCACCAATACCCCGCGCTATGCGCACCTTGGTGGTCTTACCGGCGCATCTAAGACTGGTCCTAAGAACCAGTACAAAGTTGTACCGCCCGGTGACGGCAAGAAAGTCATCTGAAGCTAAAAGGGGACACAAATGGCTTCGCTCGAAGATCTTACACCTGAAGCCCGCGATGAACTCGCGGCTCTCGCGCGGGAACTGGCCGACAATCCAGCAACTCGCGAGTCTTTCCTTCGTTTGACCAAGACCGCTCGTCCTAACATGCCAATCGGTGAGATTGACCTTAAGGATGACATGTCTTTTCGGTTTGAACAGCAACAGTCTCGTATGGAGCAGCTTGAAGGTAAGCTCCGCGAGAAAGAAGCGCTGGAAGAACTTGAGCGCCGTCGCAGCAAGCTGTTGCGCAGCAAGGGTGTGAAAGAAGACGAGATTGCGGAGATTGAGAAGATCATGCTGGAAAAAGGCATTACCTCTCATGAAAGCGCCGCAGACTATTACAATTGGATGCGTCAGGCCGCAACGCCTACGCCCCAAAAGGTGTTCAGTCGGAATGTGATTGACGAGACTGCTCATAACACTCTCAAGAGGTTTATGGGTGGCAATCATGTAAGGGCTGCTCGTGAAGTTGCAGCGGAAGCGTTGAATGAACTTCGCAAAAACCCAAGGCCAATTGGTCTTTGAGCGTGTGACGGGGACGAGTGTCACTTTTGAAACGATGAGGTAAACTATGGCAATCGGTGGCGGCATTCTCCCCGCTACGAGTAGCAACCAGTTCACAGAACTGACTTACGTTACTCGTCGCGCGTTCATCCCCAAGATGGTCGTGCAAATCTACAACTCGACGCCCCTCATGGCGGCGCTCATCGCCAACAGCCAGACGGCTACGGGCGGTGTGTCCTCCGTGACGGTTCCCGTTCAGGGCGCGCAGTTTGTGAACGCTCAGTGGTCGGATTACAGCGGCTCCTTTCAACAGCCGTCCGTCCAGCAGGGTGCTTACAATGCTGAGTTTACCCTGAAGCTGATGATCGCTCCCGTGCCGTTCCTCGGCATGGAAGGCGCTGTTCAGCAGGACCACGCCATCATCCCCCTCATTGAGGCTCGCATGAACGATGCGACCAACGTGATGATGGATGGTATGGCTACGGCCCTCTACAACAACACCACGAACACCCAGGCTTTTACCGGCCTTCCGGCTGCGGTGGACGACGGCACGGGCACTGCCACTTACGGCAACATCACCCGTTCCTCGACCACAAACCCTTGGTGGCGTTCGAAAGTCTACGCGGCTGGTTCGGTCAACCCGACCCGTCAGAACGTCCTTCAGTACATCTCCGGCACCGTCAAGTACGGCGCGGAAGTGCCCACGTTCGGCGTCTGCGGCTTTGGCACCTGGACCCTGCTCGCTCAGGACTACGTTGGTCAGGAACAGTACGTCATCACCCCCGGCTCGGGCTTCGATGGCGATGCGAACGGCCCGCAGGCCGGGTTCCGCGCCCTCATGGTCGCTGGCGTTCCGATCTACCCCGATCCCTACTGCCCAGAGGGTACTCTGTACCTCCTGAACACCAACTACCTCTCGCTCTACATCCATGAGCAGGGCCAGTTCGTGTTCACTGGCTTCGAGTCAACTCTGCCCAACTGGCAGATTGGCTACGTAGGGGCTGTCATCAACATCGCAGAGCTTGTTAACACGAAACCTAAGGCTATGACCAAGGTGACGGGTTACAACTCTCTAAGCCTCTAAGGAGTAAGAACAATGGCTGGTGGTTTTTCTAAGATTGTTCTTGCAAACACCGTCGCGAACACTGTCGGTGGCGCTTTCCAACCCGTCGTTCTTACCAACGTCGGCGCGGGCAACGCTACTGCTCTGGTCAACGCTCAGTACATTCCGTCTGGCACTTATGTGATCACGCCTCAGGCGAACGTTGTGGTTGAGTTCAATGCCTACACTGGCAGTGCAAACTCTTGGACCACATACATCGCCAACAACACGGGCGGTACTGTGATCTCTGACGGTTTCAGCGTTCGCGCTAACGTGACAAGCTCTACGGCTAACGTGACCCTGTACACCATCAACGGTGGCAACGGTATCACGGGCACCTTTAACGCTTCGTGAGGTGACAAATGGCTAATGCAAATCGCGTAGGTGCGGAAACGCAAGACGGCTTCGGTTTTAAGCGGATCGCGACCATCAAGGCTCCGTTCTCGCTTGCGACCACGGCCAACGCGGTTGTTGCTCTGCCTATTTTGTCCGGTGGTGGCGCTGGTACGACGGAATATATCATCCGTCGTATCACCGTTGCGAACCTGTCGAATAGCGCAGGCGGGGCCGTCCCCAATGCCGCAACTGCTAACGTCAGCGTCGGGACCACCAATGACGGGGCCAATCTGGTTACGTCGGTGACAACCCTGACCAACCTCACCAACGGCACAAGCTTTGTCGATCTGACACTTGCGTCAGCGACTGGCAGCACCTGCTACACGGCAAACGTGCTGTTCGTGAACGTGACCGCCAACGTGGCTAACTGCCAGGCGTTCATTTCCGTCTACGGTGACGTGGTGACGTTCTAATGGAAAACGTCTGGGTCGTAAACAAAACAGACGAAGGGCTCACAGCCCAATGGCACGGAAAGGCTTACTCTTTCATTCCATCAAAGCCGGTGGAAGTGCCATTAGATGTAGCCCAGAACCTGTTTGGTTATGGCCTAGACAACAAGTTTGAGTTTGTCGTTCGCTACGGCTGGACGAAAATCTCAACTGATCTGCCGCAAGCTCTCGAACGTCTTGCAAAGTTTGAGATTACTTCTGAGCGGCCACAGGACTATCGCGCAACGTCCCCAGCGGTAGGCCAATTCCCCGCCCCTGTCCTCGAAAGACGGGAGCGGGGAAAAGGGACGCAGGCAGCCGCATGATGTGGGGCGTACATGACCACGCTACAAAGCTACATCACAACAACTCGTCGGTTGCTGCATGATGCCAATGCGAATTTCTGGACCGATGCGGAACTGACCGATTACATCAACGATGCCCGTAACAGGCTTGTTCGTGATACCGGCGTCAACCGACTCATTCAAAGCAGCACAGTGGTCCAGAACCAGGAGGTCTACACCTTCTCGTCTCTGCCGCAGGGCGCGCTTACGCTCGACATCGTGAACTTCAATCTTTATTGGGGCAACTCCCGCGTTCCCTTGCGCTATCAGCCCTGGACGCAGTTTAACAGCCAATTGCGTTATTGGCAGAACTATATCGGTCGTCCTATCTGTTATTCGATTTACGGCAGCCAGAGTTTCTACGTCGGGCCTGTGCCGGATCAAACCTACACCATCGAGCTGGACACCATTGTGCAGCCGACTGATCTTGTCGCCCTTACGGACGTTGAGACTATACCTTTGCCTTACACCGAGCCTGTTCCCTACTACGCGGCTGGCACGGCCAAGTACAAAGAGCAAAGCTACGGTGAAGCGGAAATCTTCAAGCAGGAATACTTGAAGAAGGTTCAGAACGTCCTCGCGACTTCGTTCCAGCGCCGGATACCGGACGTTTACAGTCAGGTGTACTGACATGGCGGCGTCACCTGAACAGAAAAAAAACTATCAGGTCGTAAAGTCCTTCAAAGGTCTTAACACAAGGCCTAACAGGACGGCGCTTGAAAACGACGAGTTTGCGTGGCTTGAGAACATTCAGCCCATTGGTTACGGCAACCTCAAAGTCGTCGGCACCTCTTCTACTGTGCAGGCCAGCGGCTCAAATGTGGCTTGGGCCAATACCGTATCGGCGCTTTATAGCTGCAACATCAAAAATGTTGATTACGTTGTTGCCTTTGAAGCTGATGGCCGCGCGGAATATCTGAAGCTGGATACCAATACCAAGGGAACGTTGGCTGCGGCTGGCACTTTCAGCGCGACTGGCGTTCGTATGCGCCAATGGAAAAACGAGCGCGCAATCATCTCGGACCCTAGCAAGGGTTATTACACTTGGGACGCCGTTGATTTAATTTCGGTGGGCTCTATCGGGTCTGTTGGCATTACGGCGACGGGTTCGGGCTATACAACGCCTCCGACTGTGACTGTCAGTTCTCCCAACCAGTCAAATGGCGTTCAGGCGACCGTTGTCGCCTCGATCTCCAATGCGGCCAGCACGATCACCAATATAAGCATCACCAGCGGCGGCAGCGGCTACACCAGCTTCCCAACTGTTACGATTGCCGCGCCGACAAGCCCTTATGGCGTTCAGGCCCAAGCTGTTGTGACCAGCATTACGAGCGGAGCCGTCTCGTCTATCCAGATTACCAATCCCGGTTACGGCTATACCAGCGCGCCCAGCGTGACGTTTTCAAGCGGCGCAGCGGCGGC